CCTTTAATACTACAATAGGTAATACACTTAGTATAACAGCACAATGGGGAAGCACTAATGCTGCTAACACTATATACTCACAAATATTTGTTTTAAGTAAAATATATTAATAATGGGTACTAAAATAGAAATAATACCACAATCTACACCAACTCCTGCACCTGTAGGAGCAACATTGATGAAAACTGGGCAAACCACTTCATACAGAACAGGTGATGATGGTGATTTAGAAGCTGGTAGAGCGACTTCATTTACTGTACTTGCAAGTAACAATCCATTTGGAAACACAAACAGATTTACAGATGAGTTAGGCGGTCAGACGTACACAAATAACATTGTTATTGATTGGTCGACATATAACGGTAGTAATGTTAACGGGTGGTATCGTATTCCAGTAGCAGCTGCTTCAACCAATTGGGCAACGGCAATTGATAACTCACTTTCTTTTTCAATTTCTACTTTTACTACTGGGTGGAGGCTTCCTAATTCAGTTGAGATAATGTCAATAGCAAATGAAGAAATATCTTATTTATTAAATTACACTCCATTTAATATTGGTCTTGCTACTAATGCATTATGGACATCAACGACTAACAAATTAACTGGACAAGGAAAAGCACTTAATTTATCACAAAATAATATGGTTAGTTTAAGCAAAACTAATAGTTATTCATACATCCCAGTCCGCACCTTCACCGTAACAGGAACAACTTTAACATAAAAAAATTATGGCAACTTATAAATTTGAACAGTTTAACGTAGAGATAGTCAACCCAACAGTTGAGGTTGTAAACGTAGCGGATGCGATTAACGCAAAAACGTGTAGCATTGATGTAGTTTTAACTACTGACACAGCGACATTTGGTGTTAACTTGCAAGGGTTTACGTATGCAGAAACATGGACAGATGATGAGATTATCCTTTGGGTTAATGACGTAGAATTACCGAAATACGAGATAAATTAATATGTCAACTATAGTAAAACAAGGAATATTAAATATTGGATCAAACATGTTGTTTGAAGCCGAAATTAAAAAGAATTATATTGTAAAGCTTATTAAGTTTACAAATATTTCGGCATATGACATAGAATTAAAGAAATATGATACTAGTGATAATACAGAACTAACAGTAGTAAAACTTTCTTTAGATCCAGGAGATACAGTATTAGATACAACTCCTTACACTATAAACCAAAAAGATAAATTAATAGTAAATACAACTACTGCAAATACCTCTTACATAATAGAGCTAACAGAACTATGATATCTAAAATAGATAAGGACGGTAACAGCTATGGAAAATCATCCATAGTTGTTATCTCGTCTGATGGTAAAGTTAAAACTGTATCTCAACCTTTAACAATTGGTACAACCAGATTAATAGGTGGTGTTGATGGCACTTTATTACGTAATGAAGGTGGATTTGTAAACGATACTGATTATACTGTTCCAAAAACAGATGGTTCAAATGGTCAAGTGTTACAAACAAATGGTGCTGGTGTTGTAAGTTGGTCAACCATTTCAACAGGCATCACAGTAGGCACAACACCAATAACAAGCGGTGTTGATGGTCGGGTATTATTTCAGAGTGGTGGTGTAGTTAGTCAGGATTCGGGTTTTTTTTGGGATAATACTAATAAGAGGCTAGGGGTTGGAACGAGTACGCCTATTGGTGTAATTCATTCAACAGGTTCAATTACTGCTTCGTCAGGAATAGGTAGAGGTGTTTACTTAAATAATACAGTAGTTGCTTCTGCAAATAATAACACATTGGTAGGGGTTGATGTTGACCCAACATTAAATACTGCTGGTTTTGGAGGTGTTACAAGTTATGCGTTTAGAGTAAATGGAGCTTCAATTTTTACAAATAATATATCAATAGGTAATGGTAGTCTATTAAATGGAATGGTAATAACTGCCAATTCAACTGCAACTGGAAAAACTATACAAACATACGGTGGACATCCTTTAATTCTTAATGGCTTAGGTAATAATGTTACCATCGGAGCAACCACAGCAGGAGCAAGACTAGACGTAAGAGCGCAAGGTGCGTTGAGTACTGATATTATTTTAAGAACACGTAACTCAGCAGACACACGTAACTTCTTAGTAGTTAACGGTGCTGGTGACGTATTTAATAACGGTGCTGGTGGTGTTACAAGTAATACATTTTATGGTGAGAATAGTGGAAGGAATACTACATCTAGTGACAATACATTTTTTGGAGCTTCTGCAGGTCAAAGCAATACTACAGGAAATGATAATTCATTTTTTGGTAGAAGCTCAGGTTTAAATAATACTACAGGTTTTTTTAACTCGTTTTTCGGTAGGCTTACTGGTAATGCTAATACTACAGGATTTCAAAACTCGTTTTTTGGAAGGGGAGCTGGTCAAAATAATTCAACAGCAGATAGTAATTCATTTTTTGGAGCGGTTACAGGAGAAAGTAATAATACTGGTAGAGGTAATTCATTTTTCGGTCAAGGTTCAGGACAATATAACACTACTGGAAGCTTTAATTCATTTTTTGGAAGACTTGCTGGAAGATTAATATCGTCAGGTGCAAACTTAACAATAGCAAATAACTCAACATTTATAGGTTACGATACACGAGCAAATGCAGACAACGAAACCAACCAAATAGTAATAGGACACAACGCTATCGGTCTAGGCTCAAACACGGTTGTATTAGGTAATGATTCAATAGTAACTACACAACTACGTGGAACTGTTCGTCTTTCTCTACAAGCATCTGCACCAGCTGGAGTTGAAGGAGCTATTTACTACGATTCAACAACTAAAAAACACTATGGACACGACGGCACAAGTTGGAACGCTTTATATTAATTAATTATGGGACTAATAATAAACAAAACAAACGAAAAGACGATTACCATTCAAGGTACAACCATTGAAATGGATAGCGTGTACGGTAGATTAGAGTTTGCTGGTCGAGCGGATGGAAAGACGATGGAAATAAACATTGCTATTTACGCATCAAAACAGGCTTATGAAAGCGGTGCGACTGTTCTATCTACTGACGTGCCAATGGGTAACATAACTATCGAAATAGAACCTACTGAAGTACAAGGATTAGAAACTGCACATAAGTACGTTAAGATTGCTTTCGACAATTTAGGTTATAATGCAGTAATTGAATTAACATAATATGTAATTATACTTATATAGCATACTCTTAATATGGTATATTCTAATCTTTTAGGATAATAAAAAAATTTTTTAGAATTTTACACTGAACTATCTAAGAATGAAAAAAGAAGCAACAACTGGATTTATCGGATTCTCTAGCCCCCAAGACTTTTTAGAATCATTAACAGGAACAAAATCTTGGTTTGTAAACGCTGGATTTGCTTTAGCTGCCAGTATTACATCATTTATAACGAATTATATTTGGGATGATCCAACAGCAGTCTGGACCTTATGGTCTCTTATGTTTGCTGATTGGATAACAGGAATCGGTAAAGCTGTAATTTTAAAAAGGTTTGTAAGCTTTAAAATATGGAGAATGCCTTTGTATTTTATAGCTACTTCTTATTTGCTTCATATTTCTTGGTATATGGCAAAAGGTAATGTTATATATTCTTTGCTTCCAGGATTAGTTATAGGTGGATTTTATTCAGTTTATTTTATATCACTTCTTGAAAATTTAGGAGAGATAGGACTACTACCTAAATCAGTAGTAAGATTATTGAAATCTAAATTTGGACTAAAAAAACTATTCGATAAAGATGAATCCAACAAACTTTAAAACTGGAGATATTTTACATTGCACTGGTAAAAAGTGGTTAAGTAAATTAATCAGGAAGTTTACCAAGTCGCAGTTTTCTCATACAGCTCTATTCATAGAGATTTGGGGCCAACCTTATGTCATCGATGCGCAAAAAGATGGTGTCAATGTAAGACCTTGGAATGAGTGGATGGATGAGTATGACTATAAGGTAGTTGCACATAGATCACAAGATGTAATAGATTCTCATGCATTGTCAAAGAGAGCTTTAACAAAAGTTGGTAACACAGCTTATGATATAGAAGGATTAGTATTCAAACAGCCTTGGGAATTAATCACAGGAAAATGGAATGTAAAGAAAAACGAAGGTGATAAAATGTACTGCTCTGAATATGTAGCTTGGGTATATGGCGTAGAAAAATCATATAGGATGTCTCCTGAAGATGTTTATCAATGGTGTTTGATTAATAACTTCAAAGAAGTAGAAGTTTAGTCATGCCAAAAGACGCTTGTTATAATAAGGTAAAAGCACAGTACGCTGTATTTCCTTCAGCTAGGGCATCTCAAGCTATTGCCAAATGCCGTAAAGGTAAAGGGCAAATAAGAAAAACTAAGAAGGGGACTGAACTAAAAAGGTGGCAAGCTGAAAAGTGGGTTGACACAAGAACAGGAAAACCTTGTGGCGCAGGTGGTAAAAATGAATACTGCCGTCCTACCAAAAGAGTATCAAGTAAAACACCTAAAACAAAATCTGAATTAAGTCCATCTAAACTAGCTGCTAAAAAAGCAGAGAAATCTAGAGTAGGGATGGGTAGAAGAGTTAAAAAAGTATAATATATAAAATTAGCAAAATGCCAAGAAAAGTTAAAAAAACAGTATACACTGATGCACAAGCTCAAAAGTCTGGTGTAAAATTATTAAAAGAAGTTACAGATAGACAAGGTAATCTTAAAAGGAGTATAACTGTTTCACCGTCAGGTACAGTGACAAGAAAAAAGTATTCAAAATCTGATAGGACTTATTTGAGTAATCCAAAAGCAATGTCTGAAGATTTTGCTAGAGGTGGTAAGAAAGGGGTTAAGAAGTATCAAACTGGTGGTACAGTAAATGC